TTTTTTCTTCTTTTTTAATTTTTTCTTGTCTTAAATCATTTGTATATTGTGTATAATTTAATTTTACTTCTTTTTTAATTTTTTCTTGTCTTAAATCATTTGTATATTGTGTATAATTTAATTTTACTTCTTTGCCAATTTTAAATTTATTCTTTAATCTAAATAATTGTCTTGTAGAGATATTAAGAGAATCAGCAGCTTGCTTTGTTGTTTTATTGAGTAAAGCATTCTCAATTTGTTGTTTTGTGTATATATTTTTCATTTACCTACCTTTATAATATATATGATACATTTTAACACAATTTAAAATTTTGTCAATAGATACAAAAAAAGAAGCCAAAAAACATAGAGTTTAGTGGTCTTCTTTGAGTAGGTAGGTAAGTAGATTTTTCAATCTAAAATAATATTAACATAAAAAATTTAATTTGTCAAATTTTTTAATTGATTTACAAAAATATATTTTTATCATATAATAAAAGAAAAGGATTGTCATGTGGATATATAACAACAAAGAGCTTCAAGATGAAGATATTGATTTAAAAGCTGTCGGTTTTATTTATTTAATAACTAATAAAACTAACAATAAAAAATACATAGGTAAAAAACTTTTAACTAAAGCAGCTTATAAAATAGTTAAAGGAAAAAAGAAAAAAGTTAGAAAAATAAGTGATTGGAAAGATTACTTTGGTTCATGTAAAGAATTATTAGAAGATATTGAATTATTGGGAAAAGATAATTTTGAGCGAAAAATTATTTGTTTTTGTTTTAATAAAATTCAGATGACTTATATAGAAGAAAAATTACAATATAAGTTTGAAGTTTTGGAGTCTGATAAATTTTATAATTCAAATATAAGAGCTAGAATTTTTAAAAAGTCAATTTTGAATAAGTTACCAGAGTTTTTTGATTTTTGATTTTTTTATTATAGATCTTTAATTAGATCTTAATGTATTGGTATTTAATATACTATTCAGAGGGAGAAAGACACAGTTCCCCTTAAGGAATTGCGCTTTACCAATTAACTTTAATATTTTAAAAAAAATACTATTCGTCGGTCGAATTGGACACTGTCAGACTTATGCAAATAAAAACTTAATTTTCTTTGTCCCGCGCTGGCTCTAACATTCGCCCACCATTGCATCTGCGCTCTTTCTTATGCAACTTCAGTTTGTCGTTCGGCGGTTTACCCTCCCTATTCAAACTTACTTCGTTAATCGCTATATAAATAAATCACTAATGAAAGTAATTATAAACACAAAAAAATAAAATTGCAAGTCTTTTATTAAAATATATTTATTTATTAAAGTTGACATTTTCTTAAAATCGTTTAAAATAAATAAAAGGAGAAAATATGAAACAATTTAAAGTAAAAGCAGTTAGTCTTTACGGTTCTTTAAATGAAAATAAAGAAGTTCAAGGATTTGAAGAATGGGAAGATATTATACAATGTGAAACAAAAGAACAGCTTTTAAATATATTAACAAATAATAATCAAATTTTAAGTATTGAAGAATTAGAAGAAGATTATAATTTAGAAAAACATAATTTAGAAACTAATATTGAAATATTAAAAGAAATTAAGGATTTAGTTGGTGAATTAATAACAAAAGAATCACATTTAGATGATTCAAGTTTTTATTATAAAGATATACCTTTAAGAGATATATTATTTAATTTAAGATTAGAATAGAATTAAGAAAAAAAATAAACAAAGTTATATAAGGAAATAAAATGAATAAAATATTATATTTTAACGATGATAAATACGAAATAATAAAAACTAATATTATTGATTTAGAAATAAATGATAGGTACACTTCAAAATCTACAGTTATATTTATTGATTGTAAAGTTTTATATAAACGAAGAATTGATAAATCAAAAGATGATACAACTTATTTATTAGTAGTTAATGAACAATTGACTGAATTTGATGAATTAAAAATTTTAGAAAATATTTTAAAAATAGAATTATTAAAAAATAAACAAGAATACAGTATTGATTTTGATAAATTAGAAGATGAAATAATGGATTGCGTTGGCGATTTATTTCGTATACATACTACTCCCATCATGATTGGTTATTTTTCAACAAAATATTATGAAGATATGAGAAACAGAATATATCTTGAAACATCAAACTATTTAACAACTCAATTTGCAAATATTTCAGTTATAAATAGTGTTTATAATTTAATGATAGAAAAATACAATTTAAAAGATTAAAATATGACAGATAAAGAATATATTAAATTTATAAAATTAAGATCAGAAATTAGATCTTATTATTTAAGTAAAAAAATCAATTATATAACTATAAAAAATAAAATTTTAAAAAAATATTATATACATAATTTATATATACAATTAAAAACATTTTATTATGTAAATATTGAAAATATAGATATTTATTATAAAAAATATATTAACATGATAACTGATAAAGATTTTATAAATTATGTTAAAAATGGAGATTTTTTATTAAATATAGAATTTGATTATTTATTAAAAAAAGAATACATATATGTTAATTTTTTTGAACAAGAAGAATTGTTTTTAATTTATGAAAATTTTAATAAAATTAACAGTTTGAAAAAAGAATTAGAAAATAATTTAAAACAAAAAAGAGAAATAAAAAGAAAGATTAAAATATGAAAAATAAAATAAGATTTTAAAAAAATAAAATAAATAAAAAAAATTATTATTATTAAAAGCTAAAATAAACCCAATATCTATGTCTGTTTTTAAATTTATTTATGAAAACAAAAAATTTAGTAGTTTTAAAATTGAAAAAGATTTATTATAAAAAAATATGTTTTTGACTTTAAACCCTATTTTTTTTATAATAGTAAAAAGGGTTAAGTTATGAAAATAGAGTTAAAAGACAAAAAAATAAATATATTTGTTTATAAAAGTAAAAAAACTTACACAAAAAGGTCTGGCTGGGAAGTTGACAAGTATACAATTGGCCTAGCATCATTCGATGAAAACACAAGAAACATATATCTGGGAATTTTTGATAATAAAAAATCTACCCTAGTTCACGAGCTTTTCCATGCTATGCAATACATCAACATACTTCTTCATGAAAACGATGATAAAAATGTTAACTTTTCAGAAAGTAACGCATATCTATTTGAATATTTATTTGAAAAAATATCAAAGAAAAACAAGATGAAATAATTATTTAAATATTTTTTAGAAAATACTTGACATTTTTTTAAAATGCTTTAATATTATGACTATAACATAAGGAGATATTAAAATGTTAAAAACAGATTATAAATTAAAATCAATTAGTCTAGAATATATGACTACAAAAGAAATCAAATCTGAAGTATGGGAAATATTTGAGGCTTATGGAGAAAAGATTTCTAACATGCCGAGCAATGTATTAGACAGAATGCTAAAACTAGAAAAAGAGTACGAATTTAGAAAATGGACAGAATTTAAACCAAAGGAGACAGTATGATACAAATTTTTGAAACAAAAGATATTTTAAGCAGGCCAGTTTTATTTATAGTTGGCGATAACTTTAAAGTATTGGCTAGACTACCAAAGAAAAAGATTAAAGGTTTTCCAGTTGAACCATTTATTAAACTACTAAAAGAACAGACTGATAAAAACGATATACTTGACATTATGCATAAAGCAGGTTTTGTAAAAATTAAAGCAACACAAGAAAGGGCAGTATCATGAACGAAAAAGAAATAATGCAATTAGTAAAAGAAATTAAAGAAGAAAATAAAAAATTTGAGCCAAAGAAAAAAGAAAATCCAATTTTGCAACTTAAAAAATTAGATCAACAAATTTATTTTGAAGAGCAAAAAAGGCTGTATCTTGTTGATAGAGTTTTAATCAGACAATTTTTATTCCCAGAACGTGCTGAAGCAATATTAGATAAAGAATTATTGCAAAGTTTGGATACAGATGACTTAAAATGTATAATTGACAGCTACGAAGTTTCTGAAGAAGAGATAACTATGTTAACTTTAAATTTTAACGATAATCAATTAAATGAAAAAATAAACAAGGAATAATTATGCTTACATACGAACAATTTCTTAATAAAAATAATAAAAATGATCGTATGTTTGAATTTTTTTATAAAGATAGTTTAAAAGAAATAATTTTAAATAATGAAAAACTTTTAATGAAATTAAAATTAGAAAAAGATTTAAAAATAAAAAATGAAATTATTAAAAAGGTAAAGATATGAATAATAAGAAAGAGATATACAAAGAATACTTAACAAGTCAAATGCATGAGTCTGATTTAATTATTAGACTAGACTCAATACAAGAAAAGACAGTTAAAGATGATGGTGTTATTTATACACCTTGGAATATAGTTCAATCAATGATTGAAATTGCTGAACCTACACCAGAAATGAACATAATTGAGCCATCTTGTGGTCATGGTGCTTTTGTAATTGGTTTACTTTACTATATGAATGAAAAGCATGGTCTTGCTGGTAAAGACCTTTATAAATGGTTCGTTCAAAAAGTGTCTTGTGTTGAAATTTCAGAAAACACAATAATTGAATTGAAAGAAATTCTTTCAGTTTATTTCCTTAAACATTTCAAATTATCAGTTAAGGCTGAAAATTTTTCTAATGTCCACTGCCATGATGGTTTAACTTTTGATAATGGAGTTCACTTTGATTTATGTATCGGAAATCCACCATACATAAGAGCAAAAAATCTTGAACCAGACTATCTTAAATTTTTGAAAGAAAATTATGTGTCCTGTAAAAAAGGAACAATAGATATTTATTTGGCATTCATTGAGAAATATTCAAATACAGCGGAAAGTTTAGTATTCATCACTCCAAATAGTTTTTTGACTAGCAATACAGGTGTTGTATTGAAAGACTTGTTAATGGATAAATTAACATTGCTTGTAGATTTCAAAGAGAAAAAGATTTTTAAAGATGCCAGTGTTTATACCTGTATCTTTAAGACAGTTCTAAACAGTTTCACTACTGAAATGAGTTATGGAAATGACTTGAACGAACTATCTTTTATTTCAAAAACTGAAATTTTTAACAATATAAATGATGACGATGGATTGTTTGATACAGTTCTTTCTGGTGTTGCAACTTTATGTGACAGTGTTTATATCGTAAGAAAAGGCAAAGATGACAAGTTCTATGCTACTCATGATGGTATTTCCTATGAAATAGAAAACGAGATGATTGTTCCATATCTAAAAATTACAAAGATAAAGTCTGACAATCTTTCAAATATTGACTACATGCTTTATCCATACAAGGATAATAAGACAGTCATTCCTGAGACAGAACTTAAAGAAACATATCCACTTACCTATGCTTATTTATTAGTAGTAAAAGAAAGATTGCTACAAAGAGATAAAGGTAAGACTGAAAAATATGAAAGTTGGTATGCTTATGGTAGAAAACAAGGATTACACACAATAACTGAAAAGTTCATTATTGTTGTTCCACAAATGATTGGTGGAGAATGTAAGCCACACCTTATAAATATTGCTAACCTATTGACCCAATACGGAAAAATCGTTTTTACATCAGGTTTTGTTGTTCCACAAAATAAAGAAAACAAGATTGCTTGTAATTATATTTTAGGAGAGAAATTCATTGATTTTGCCAAGAAAAATGGCAAGGCTTGGCCCGGCAAATATGAAAGTTATTATAGTCTTACAGCAAAACAAATTAAAAAATTTAAAGTTTGATTGTTGACATTTTTGGTAGTAAGATAATCCAGTATGGATATATCAAGATAGTTTTTAAATTTTAAAGGTGATTGGTATGAATATACAAGTAAAATCTAAAAAAAGAGTTAAAGAAAATGCAGAAGTTTTTACTAATGACAGAGAAATCTATGCAATGCTTGATTTAATTCCAGATGAAATATTTAAAGATCCATATTCAACTTTTTTAGAGCCAGCTTGTGGACATGGTAATTTTTTGATTGCCATATTTAAGAAAAAAATGAGATTTTTTACTGGAGATGAGCCTATGGATTTATATGCTTTAAAGATTATATCAAACATATATGCTATTGAGTTAATGCAAGACAATATTGATGAAGCTAAAACTAGAATGTTAAAAATGCTTGATGAAGATATTAAAACAGATAGAAAAGATAAATTTTTAAAAAGTGCAAAATTTTTTATCGACAAAAATATTGTACAAGGAGACTCATTAAAATTTGATACAAATACATTTAATCAATATGTATGGACTGATGGAAAATATAAAATAATATAAAAAATACTTGACAAATTTTTAAAACACTTTAATATAGTTAAACAATAAGGAGAAAATAATGAGTAAATTTACAAAAGAAGAAAGAATTGACGTTTTAGAATTTATAATAAAAAAATATGAATCTGAACTTGTTAAATTGACTGAAGAATATAATTTAAACAAAGATTACTACAGCGATTACGATAAAGAATATCAATTACACTTAATTAAATTAGAAAAAAATATAATAGCAATTAAAAAGAAACAACTGGAGGATTACAAAAATGCGTGAATTGAGACAATATCAAAAAGACTTTATATCTAACTTATCTTTAGCATTTAAAGAGGGTCACAGAAAGATTATAGGTAAACTACCAACAGGTGCTGGAAAGACTCAAATTGCTAGTAAAATCATTATGAATTTATATAAAGCAAACAAAAAAGCTTTATTTATTTGTGATAGAGTTGAGCTTATAAATCAAACTTCAGATAGATTTTTTGCAGATGGAATTGACCACGGCGTTATACAAGCAGACCACCCTTTAACAGATTATACAAAAAATATACAAGTTGCAAGTGTTCAAACTTTGGCAAGAAGAGAAATTGATTATTCAGTTTATAGTTTAATAATTATAGACGAAGCACATACACTGCACGAAACACACATAAATTTATTAAAAAATGATAAGTTAATTGTTTTAGGTTTAACTGCAACACCTTTCACAAAAGGCTTGGGTAAATTATTTACAAAATTGATAGCTGGACCCACAACAAAGGACTTGATTGAATTAGGTTTTTTGGTTAACCCAGTTGTATTTGCTCCATCTGAACCAGACCTTGAAAAAATAAAAGTTGTTGCTGGAGACTATGATATAAACGAATTAGATGAAGAAGTTAAAAAACCAAAATTGATTGGATCTATTGTTGAGCACTGGATTAAACTTGCACATAATAAGCCAACTATTTGTTTTGCTGTTAGTGTAGATCATTCAAAATGCATAGTCGATGAGTTTAAAAAAATGGGAATAAAAGCAGAACATATTGATGCATTTACAAATAAAGAAGAAAGAAAAAAAATATTGGATATGTTTAAAAATGGAGAAATTAAAATCGTATCTTCAGTTGATATTTTATCAAAAGGTTTTGACTACCCAGGCGCTGAAGTCGCTATCATGGCTCGCCCTACAAAGAGCTTAACACTTTATATTCAACAGGCAGGTAGAGTTTTAAGAATAAGCCCCGAGACTGGCAAGAAGTCATGCATAATATTAGATCATTCTGGCAACACTCAAAGTCTTGGGCTTGTTACAGACGATACTACTAATATTTTATGTAACGGCAACAAAGTTAAATCAGTTGCTTCAACAAAGTTAAAAGCCCCGTCAAAAGTAGTACGTTGCCCGTCATGCAGTATTATAAAAACAAGTTATGTTTGTGAGAATTGTGGATTTGAATTTTTACCAAAAAATAAAACTGTGAGTGCAGAGGGTTATTTAATTGAAATACAAAACGATGAAGAGTCATTTATTAACCCTTTTTACGATAAAAGAAATGCAAAAGATATAATTATCGAAGATAGAGAAAAACTTTACGGACAATTAAAACAACATGCAATTAACAAAGATTGGAAGCAAGGTAGAGCTTATTATTTATATAAAGAATTAACTGGAGAAGAGCCTACTAAAAAAGTAAATTATGCACCTTTAGAGCAACCATCAGAACAACTTTTATCTTATTTAAAATATATGCAAATTAAAAAAGTTAAATCAAAATTTTATAGAAAAAATTGACAAAATTATTAAAATAACATATAATAATTTTAAAGGAGTTTAAAAAAATGAAAGATAAAATATACAGACAAAAACTTGAAAAAGAAATCATTGATAACATTGTTTATGTTAAAAAAGATAAAAAAGTTGTTAGAGAAAGACCATCTGTTAAAGTAAATAAATACAGAGAAAAAAATATTAACTCTGATAAAATAATTGAAGCAATGGGTGGTAATACTTACGTTGCTGAATTTTTTAATGTAGCAAGTGCAGCAGTATCTTATTGGAGAAAAGCAGGCATACCAATTCAAAGATTGCACGAATTGAGATTGCATCAACTTAATAAAGAGGAATAAATCATGGAATACAACGAAAAATTAGATATATTAAACAGAGCAAAAGATGCTCATATATTAACTATTAAAAATTTGAAAGCTCAACCCGTTTCAGAATCACAAAGAGATATATTAAAAGACTTTGAGAAAAATTTACTAATAATTGAAGAAAAAATTAGTAAATTAAAATTTGAAATAGAACAAGAGTCAAAATCAGTTACTTTAAAAACTGGTAAACAAAAGTAATAAAAGAGCCAATCACTGCAAAACTAGCAACTGTAGTAGTTACTAATTTTTTTGCGCCTTTTGCTTCTATAACTATATGCTCAATTTTAGTTAAAAGACTTAACATGTTGTTGAGTTTTTCTTCCATTTTATTTTCAAATTCGTTAAATCTTGTATCTAGACTCTTTTCTAATTCTTTTACATTTTGTGACAATTCAAAGTCTTTTTTTTCGAGATGTTCAATCTTTACTTCTAGTTTTACAATGTCTTTTTGCAAGTCTCTGATTTCTTGTTCCATAATTTTCTCTTTCTTTTTTTAATTGTTAAAATGTTTGCTTCAAATACATTGAATGAAATCTCATATTTCTTATTGCTGCTATACCTGTATTTATAAATATTTTTGTAACTATACCGCTTGCAGTTCCTGTACCGTTAATTGGCCTTGGGCTTGTTATTGTGTTTACATAACTAAATGCAACATCTAATCTTTCTATTTTAACTGTTACATCGCCTGTAGTTGCTTTATTTTGTTCTATTGTTAAACGATAAAAAGCACCTGATGTTCTCGCAGGAAAATTTGTGCCTAAATCAACTTTTTGCAATACGTTTGAACTGTTTGTAAATAAAAACTGTAAATTTGCGTCTGTATTGTTAAATCCACAACCTATAAAATTATTAAGTCCTGTTAAATTTGGAAAAGTAAAAGCTGTATTTTCTGAACCATGCCAACCTGCAACAACTGTATAATCTGAAGTTGTATCTGTTATTGAAAAATTTATAACTGATTTATTTGTAGTAAAACCCTCGCGATAATGTAACATTCCAGCATTTCTTACACCTGCCGTTGAGTTTAAAACAGCAGAAGTTGATAATCTAAATTTATTTAAGTTTTCAGATAAACTTGTTTCTAAAGTATCAATATTCGTTTGACCTGTATATGCAAAGTTTGCACCAAAACTTGATGCAGTATTTAAAATACCATCTGCTTTTGTAAATGCAACCAATCCTGTTTCAAAAGGATCTGAACCGCCACCACCTCCACCACCTGCGCTTGAAATTGTTCCTGTTCCATCTATTGTAACTGTTATACCATCGACTTTTACACCACCCAAGACGCTTGTTGAAGCTGTAGGCAAAGTATAATTTGAACCTACCAAAGGACTTGGCCTATCATCGAACCATGATACTTGTGTTGTTGCGTTAGTTGTTATTCTGTAAAGAGGAATAAAACCTGAAGTATAAGCAATATTATTTCTACTAACAACGTTTAAAGTTGTATCAAATTCTACATAATTTGTTGTACTTGGAATTAAAGATATTGTACCGTTTGCAATAGGAGTTGCTAAACCTAGAAGATTACCACCATAAAAACCAAAAGTTAATAATGCTGTTGTGCTTGCTCTTCTTCCAAAAAGTGTTGCAGGAGAAGCTGCATCAAAAAGCTCGTTTGCAGTCAATTCTTTATTTGCTTGCCCGGAGCTAATTAAATCTAAATTTGTTGTTGAATTTGCCATATTTTTTTAATCTCTTAATTTATTTTATTATAACAACAAAAACAAATAAAATCAAATAGTTTTTTGTGCAGGAATTCCTCTTCCACGCAAAGAAGACATTTGATATACTACAAAAGTAATTGTTGATTGATTAACACCAAAATCAGTAATTTGTTGCGCAGAAGTATAGCTAACACTTGGAGTTGTGCTTGTTAATGTTCTTACAACTGTTGTTCCGTTTAAAATATCAATTTCGTATGCTTCTGTTTCCTCACCCAACGGTACATTTATTTTATTATTCCAGCCGTTGTTAATTCTTCCTCTTCTTGTCCATTGTAATAAATAATTGTTTGAGGAATCTCTACCACCACCTAACAAAACAGGACTATAACATTCTTGTGCCATTCCTGTGTTTGTAAAATCAACACGAATTGCATTTGCTAAATTGCTTCTAAAAGTTACAGCTTTATAAACCCTTGATAAATCATATTCAGAAGTATCAGCAGGATATAAATTGATTGTATCTTCATTTAAAACAACAAATCTTTCGTTTACAACGTGTTGTCCTTGTCTCCATTCTGTTCCTCTTCTACCTCTTAACAAGCCAGAAATTCTATATCTATTTTCTGCAATTAAAACTGCATCTCTGTATTGTATAATCTCGTTACCAACTAAAGCAAAATTACCACCATTTAAAACTGCTAAACGTGATATACTTGATAATTCATCGTAACATGTAACCTCAAAAATATTAGTTTCATCAAATACATTTCCACCAGAAAAATTTCCTAAATTTGTGTTTGTAAAACCAATATTTGCGCGTTTTTGAGTTGATAAAGTTTGAACGTATGATATTCCGTTATCGTTGCTTTTAAATATAGCAGCACCAGTCCACCCACTTAAATAACCTCTTGCAGCAAAATAAAAACCTTGTTTATCATCTTGATCTCTCATAAGAGGGATATCAAGCATTTGTAAATTTGTAGGGCCAATTGTGCTTACTTGTTCATTGGTTGGAGGTAAAGGTTGACCCACTGCTTCTTGTGTATATTTTGTTGTATCTTCAGTAACTAAAGTTACTTTATACATGTTGTTTTGTTCTTCAATATCAATAATTCTACCAGTATATAAATCATCATTTTTATAAAATTGAATAATATCAGTAGGCTCAAGATAAGCATATTTTGATCCTATTTGTATTGTTATTAAATTTCTACTTTGCCAATAATCATACAATAAAACATCAGAGATAACTTTTGACTCATCTGCACTTAAAACAAGAGGCAATTCAATAGTAACAGAGTTAACTGCTGCTGTATTTTGTCTTCTTGTATATTGTGTTGCAGGTTGATATTGTCCGTCTTTATCGAGATATGTAACTGTAACTTCTCTTGGTAAATCTACTTCTTGCTTACGTTCAATTTTAACATTGTCTGGCATCTCTGTATTATATTCATGTGCACCTAAATCATCTCTTTCTAATACTGCTGCAACTGCACCGCCTCTTTTAACAAATTTTAATTTGCCATCAGATTCTACTGCATCAAAAAAGTATGATTGCATTAAAGGCTCTAGAGAGCTACGCAATGAATCTCTACGAGTTAAACAATAACCATGAACCATTGTTGTTTCTAATTGTGTTACATCAATGTCGTCAATTGTCAAGCCAGACTTTAAGCATAAATCTGTAACAATATCAGATAAAGGTACGTCTAAAACTTCAATACCTTGTCCGTAAAATCTAAAAACACCACTAGTTGAACCATAAAAATTGTTATTATTATAATATAAAGCAGAGCTTAAGCTTGGGATACTTCCTGTTATAAGTTTTGGAATTGCAACACCTGTTGATACTTCAAAGAATCCTCTATCAGATGATGCTAAAGGTTGACCTGATACATATATTTCGTTATCGCTTACAACTGCAATATTATTTGCAGAAGTTAATGTTATAACATCTGAAACATAAACTAAATCATGTGTATATTTTTTTACTACGTTTGTTGCATTTAAAACATATAAAAAATTAGGAGATATGTCAAAATCTTGAATTTGCTCAAAAGATTGTTGTTTTATATTTATTCCATCAGTTGAGTAAGGTACAACTGACATTGTATAGTCTATTCCTGCTGTTAATCTTCTTCTGTATAAAAATAATTTTTTAAATTTTTCAACAATAATAGGCTCACTAAATCCTGCGTTTAAATCATCGTCTCCTGTTCCTAATTTTTCGTTTAAATCTTCTATCTCGCCTGTAGTATTTATTCTGAAAAAATACTTTGCACCAGGATTACCTCTTTGAACAAAAAAGATATATGAATCGTTATCCATTTTTCTATTTTGGCAACGTGAAGTTCCTAGATTTGATTGTGAACTTATTAAATCTGAAATATCAAATTTTGCTGTTTCTGGTACAAGTTGATTTTGTTCAAATTGTCTAAATTTTTGAGCAGTTAAAACACCTGCGTTTGATTCAGTAATCCATGCAGTTTGTGTAACTGGATCAGATATGTTTAAATTTATATCACTTGTAACTGTTGTTATAACTTCAGTTCTTCCTTGATTTGTACCTGCTCTAACCACTTCAAATTCAAGATTTGGCAAAGTATTTCCGTAGTCGCCTAATTGAAAACCCTCAAAGAAAATGTACGCTGTGCCACGATAAGCAGAAGTTTTATCAATACCCTGATCTGCTTCTATAAATGGGTCAGGCATTTGATCTGCTGTACCTCTGTAAACTCTTATCGCTGCTGCAAGTTCAGAAGATGCAATAATTGTTGATGTTGGTGCATTATTTCTTGTATTATAAATCAATTTACCATTTGCAAAAATCTTTGTAACACCAACAATCTCGCCCTCACATAAAGCTACTGCAAAAGATTGTGAGTAAGTGTAAGTAGTTGAGTTTTGTGTTGGTCCACCTTTACCACCCAATACTTCTGTGTTTTCTGTTTCAATTTTTGGAGTTGAATATATAACATTTCCGCTTGTACGCATTGACCCATACAATGTATAAATCATGTTACCTGAAGTTGATACAGTAACTTTTAAATCGCCCAACCTTGGGCCAACAACATCTGGAAGTTTTTGCGGGAATAGTAAACCACCGATCAATGAACCAGCCATTTGACCCAATTGCGGCATACCAAACATACCGCCAACAATACCACCACCAACTGTAAATAATGCTTGCATTTATTTTATTCCTCTAATTCTTTAAATCTAAAACTTCCTGAAATTCTTTTTTTCCATTCATCATCTAAAACATGCTCTACTACTTTTCTTGCTGTTATAACACTATGTATAATATATATTGGATTAACTTGTGTAACTATTGCAATGTGCTGTGGATTTGCATTAAAAGAAAATGATAAAACATCTCCCTCTTTTAAATCTTTAAAATATATAAAATCAAAATGCTCCCTCATTTTCTCTTGAAATAAAAGCCCATCAGGTTGTTTAGTATAATTGTAGTTATCGTTTATTTTATAACCTAATTCTTGCATAACACCGCCAACAAAACCAACACAATCAGCACCTATTCCTTTTAGTCTCCCCTGATGTTTATATTTTGTTCCTAACCATGTTCTTGCAACTAAAATTATATTATATCTTGTTTTTGGCATCATGTTCCACCACTCATTCTGTCTTGTCCCGGGATCAAATTAAATCCATAATAATTTAAACGGTTATTAAATCTTCCGTTGCATGTTCTCATCAATTTATCGCAGCCTGCGCTTATTCTATAAGTGTCTCCTACTTGAATTGGAAACACTGCTGCATCATATAAAAAAACATAATTAGGGTTATAAGTTTTAACACCAAATTTTAAACCTGTGTTATTACCTGTCAACCATTCAACAAAGCCATCTTTAAAGTATTCTGAAATTTCTTTTTTTGTAACTTTACCACCACCTGCATATGTACCAAAAACTGTTCCATTCAATGCTATTTGAAAAGTATTTACCGTTAAATTAACGATAGGAATTGTTGTACCATTCAATTGTGTCATTCCTGCAATTTCTGAAAAAGTAACTTGTTCGCCAGAGCTTAATCCATGATTTGCACAAGTTACAACAATTGGATTTGTGTTTGTTATATTACTAATATTTTTTTGAAAAGTTGAGTTTGTTTGATTAAGTGATTCGTCAATCCAAGAATGTTGATCGATAACTTTATTTACTGTACCATTAAAAGTATAATCATCAAGATTTATGCGGCAATTTGAGTCTCCTAAATTTGCTGCACATTGCAAAGTATAAACTCTTCCAATTTTTTGCTGTAAGGGTTGTTTTTGCCCGCGTAGTTCTAAATTATAATTAAATCTTCCTGTGCTAATTTGTCCAATAGTTCCTTTTTTAATAAATATAGAACCCATCGCAGTGCTTAAGTCCATAAAATTAACTTTTTGCATAACTATCTCTGCATAATCCCATATGCCTGCTTGTATATCTGCATCTGTCATTATTATAGTAGTTACAACATCAGAAATAGCTGTCGGTACGCCGTTTAAAGCACCAGTTATTTCCAAATTATCAACGCTTAAATTTGATGAATATTTAACAGCAGAAGCAGAATAACTATTACTTGCTTCGTACATCTCGTTATTAAAAACAATATTACTTGTGTAATCAGTTAATCTGTAAGTTACACCATCAGTTCTTGTAACTTTAAAAATTGTGCACAAAGTAGTTGTATCACTTGCTAAATGTGCTTTCATCAAAGTTGTAACATTTTTCATGTTCTAACCTCTACTAATTCTATTGTATCAATACTTATTAAACCAGACTCATCCATTCCTGCATTTAACATTTGCACATTAAATCTAACAGGAATATCAAACTCAAAAGATGCCGTTAAAAAATCACTTGGTTGTGGATATAAATTTGCTCTTCCTGTAGTGCTTGCAATTAAATTTGTAACACCAACAATTGTAAATGTGTTTGCAGTTACTGAAGATATATCAAAAAGTCTATTGTTTAAAACTGTATTTGATGATAAATTTGATATGTATATTTTTTGACCGTTTGTAAATGTGTGATCTGTTGATGTTGTTACAACACAAGATGTTCCACCTGTTGTAACAGATGAAATATTGAAAAAAGTTATTGGTTGAAATGTTATTATTCCAGTTGTATAATCAATCTGATATTGACCGTTTGATGAGCCTTTTGTTAGTTCAATATTATTTCTAAATATTTTTTCAGAATTTACAACTGGTTTTTTTATATCTCTAATTCTTTTCGCTAAACCTTTAATATATTGTTTACCCAATTGACCTGTTGGGAAACCTGTACCTACTCCATTGTTAACAACACCAGAGTTTGTTGTTGCTGTGTAGTCCTGAAAGTCTTTAAATCTAAAAGCATAAAGAGGGCCGTACATAGCATTGAAGAAATTATTTATGTTACTAAAAGATAAAGCACCATCTGTTTGTTTAGTAACAAAATTTTGGTTCAAAGTATATTTTGCTTTTGTTTGACCCCAGTTTAAGTTTCTTGTCTCGTAGCCGTTTTCGCGTTCAATAATACCAATATTGTATTCTACGCCACCACGCGCAAATACTGCTAAATCATCAGGAAATCTTGGACTTTCTATAAACATTTTTTTAACCTCTTTTGCTATATTATAATAACATTAAGATTGTTTGTCAAAATGTTATTATCCGTTTTTCATACTTGCTGCTTTAACACTATTACCTGCTGTTTGTGCAATTTGCATCTGTGTTCTTCTATCAACTGGGCCAGATAAAATAAACTGATTATTAACAGATACATTTTTACTCATTGATTGCTCGTTGTTATAACGTGCAGGTACAATTTTCTCTCCTTTGTGAATTTTTGCAATCATGTCTTTTGGTACGTTATTTGTACCGACATCAAAACTTGGCAACATGTTCATTAAGCCACTAAACATTGAAGAACCTGCGTTCATCAAACCACCTATTAAACCGCCACCAATACCACCGCCAGAGCTACCCATAGACATGCCGCCACCTGATGAAGTCATTGACATTAAAAAGTCTTGAATGCCTGATGATTCCATTATTTGATTTGCATATTTTTGTGCTGCAAGTTTAACCATTTGATCAGCTATAGAAGTGAATAAATCAGTAAATGCATCTTTAATTTTTCTTGGTTGTTTTGAAACTGAACTAAAGAAATTTGCAAGAGAGTTTTCTGTTGTGTTAAATAAAGAAATATAATCTTTTTTCTGTTCTAATACTAAATCTTTATTCATCTGAGCCATTCTTTTTGTATGCTCAAGTTTTGCATTTTCTATTTGCTCGTTTATTTGTTCTTGTTGCTCAACATCGCCCTCGTATAAAGCTTTTTTCTGCTCTAAATAATTTAATGAATTCTCAAATAATCTTTTTTCTTTATCAAGATCTAACTGAATCATTTTTTCATTATTTATTTTTCTCAACGCAAACTCTTGATCTAAAGATATTGATTTCATATCTTCTGCTGCAACAAAATTGCTATTTTCTCTTTCTAATTTTCTTAATTCAATAGATTTTTTTCTTTCTTCGTTTTCTACGTTTAATTTTCTTGCATTTTCTAAAACACCCTCTGCTCTTTCAGCCTCAATAATTTTAAGTTCAGATTCTAATTTTATCTGATCTTGTTTAATTTTAATTCTATCAACTTCGTTTTCTGGTTTTAAGTTTTTAAGCTGTGCAATTTGTGCTTCAACAATTTGTTTTTTCTTTGCTGCTTCTTCGTTGTTTAATCTATCTAATTCTGCATAATATTGTTGTGCAGAAATTTTAAAACGAGAAAATTGATCTTCTATTACTGCAACTTTTGCATTCTTATTCGCTTGATATAAAGCTAATTCAACCTCAAGTTGTGTTTTAGTTAATTCAAAACCTGCTTGTTGTATATCAAGTTGTGTTGGTCCTCTTCTACCTCTTCCACCACCTCCAGAAATACCACCACCGCCTCTGATTACATCAGTTCTTTTGTTTGCTTCAATTTCAAGTCTTGCAATTTCTCCTTTTGCTTTTTCCATTTCAACTTGCAATGAAACAGCTTGATCTTTTGCTGGGTTCATACCCATTAAAGTTTGAAATTGTGCAATCTTTGTTTCAAAAAAACCCTTTTGAGAATCAGCAATTTTCTTTTCTAATTCAATTGCTTTTGATGCATATTCTTGATATGAAATAAGTTTTTTATTTAACTGTAATTTTAATCTATCTAAATCTGCTTTATATAAAGTTGATTTTGTATCAGCTTCTTGTTTTGCTTTTTCAATTACTAAACGTGAAGTATTCTCTGCACTTTTTAATGCATCTTTATTGTTTTCTTCAACAGAATTAGTTTGCCCACCAGGTTGTGCAACAGGACCACCAGAGCTTGCAAAAGTTGCACCCTTATTTGCATATAAATTTTGATAATATTCTTTTAAAACTTGATTTGCTTGTTCTACTTCTGTTTTAAATCTGTCAAAACTTCCTGTTGTTATTGCTTTAAAAAATGCAGTTGTCATTTGTCCTGCATAAGCTATTACTGCACCAAAACTCTGAACAAATTTTATAGTCATGTTAAACTTTTCAGCCATGTCTGTAAGTACTTTTGTTAAAAAGTTAAATATAGGCATTAAAGCTTGTCCAACTGTTTCTTTTAATTGTGTAAATTCAGTATTTAATCTTGCTTGATTTCCTTGAAAACCCTCTGATGCTTTTGCAGCATTACCTATTTGTGCTTCAGTTTCTTTTAATATACCATTATATTCAGCAGTTATCTTTTGTGCTTGTGTTAATTCGTTATAACCTACGCCAATTTTATCAGCATATTCCTGCCACATTTTTGCTACGTTTTTTGTAACACCAGCGTTGTCAACAAGTACAGAGTTTTCATTTTTTAAACCCTCTGTTGCTGTTTGCACAGCTTCGCCTAAACTTAAATTTGCTTGTCTGTTAAAAGCAGCAGCATCTTTTAATCTTAAAAGTGTTTGTTCTGCCTGATCTAAATTATATCCTCTTGATAATAAATTCTGTAAAGATTTTGATGCTTCTGCTGTGCTTAATAAACCATCTTGTGTTGTTCTCGCAACAACTTGCATAGCAGCAGACATTGATTGACCTGAATTATTAACTATAGCTTCTAATCCTCTAAATGAGCTTTCTGCTTGCACAACTGCTGTCTTACTATCATTGATAAATTGAACAACTTTTTGAGCACTATACAAGCCAACAAAAGCCGCAGATAAGGAATTTAAAGAATTAGTAAACCCTTCATTTGGAGTTTTTGCTTGTCCCAAATTATTACCAAAATCTTTTACACCTGCACTTGCTTTTTGTGTTTCAGTTGCAGTTTTTCCCATGGTTGCATTTAAACCAGTTAAAGATGAGTTTAAATTTTGAGTTGGTGCAACAGATGAAGACATACCTGAACCCAAATTTGAAAATGATTGCTTTAAACCAGATAAAACATTACTTAAACCTTTGAATGCATTACCCAACCCACTTGTTGTGTTTTGCATGTTTTTTGCGTTAGTATTGAGTATATTAGTAGACTCATTCATAGCAGTTTTTAAACTACTATTATCAGCCGTTATTTTTACGTTTAAGTTTGTATCACTCATTGCATCCTCGGTCCCTGATATGTGCTTTTATGCATATTGTTTTGTTGTAAAAAGTTCATTAAATTTTGAGCTTGTTCTTTTTGCTCTTCTTTATCTTCTGTTATTTTTGTTATTGTTTTTTCTTCAGATTTTTTAGAAGAAGAACCAATACCAAAATAAGCTGCAATCATCTGATGAACTGGGGGGTTAGTTTCCTGATATTCTAAAATTGCTTTTAATCTCGGAATATCCATATTGTTTTCTATATACTCCCAAGTCCATCCAAAACATGTAATTAAGTGAGCATATATTTCCCCCCAATTTACTTTTTTGCTTCTTCTCCTGCTGTGTTTACTTCAGTTGAAAGACCTGATATTTTCATCATGACTGGTACAATTTGATACATATTTTCTACATCTATCATATCAGCAACTAATTCTCTTTCGATGTTTGGATAAGTTCTTCTTAATGATTCAAAAACTAAATCAATTGTTAAAGTGCATTGTTCTAACACGTTTAAGTTATCAAAGTTTGCAATCCTGTCTCCCATTCTTTCTAGAGTACCAAGTGATAGAGGTTTAAAAACATAATCAATTCCGTTTACGTTTAAGCTTTTCATAATTTTCCTTTATATAAATACATATAAAATATTATAAAATAAATTGTTAATAAAAGCAAACTAAAAATATTTTTTAGAAAATGCTTGACAAATTTTTAAAATAGTTTAAATTAAAAATATAATATATAAAAAAGGAGACGATATTATGAAAACAACAACATTTTTAAAAATACAAAAAGAATTAAACATTACAGTAAATGTAACAAATAAATTTTCAGGTTACTATGCTTATGAAGTAGAAGTTTTTGATTGGAATTCAGAAAGAGCACCTTTTAAACTTTTATTAAATAATAAAGAAAGTTTTTATAGCCAAATCAAATCAAAAATGTAAATTAAAGGAGAAAAAATTATGAAACTTACAACAGATATAAAAAACGAAGCTTACGAATTGGCATTAAATAAATATTCAAAATCATACGCTCTTGATGACGACAATTTTTTAGATAAAGATGTTTTATTTACATATGTAGCACATAAAATTTCTAAAGAGAATATAGTTGGTTTTCAAGCAGTATATAATTTTTTAAATAGAAATAAAGAAGATATTTTAGAAAATGGAAAAAAATGCGGAATTAAATTATTAAATTATTTAGAAAATTATCAATAAATTAAAGGAGAAAATAAAATGGAAGAAGTTAAAACAGGATCGTCAGATAAATATAAATTATTTAAACAAAAAGAATATTACGAGGGTTATAAAGATATTTATTATCTTTTCATAAAAAAAGAAGAAATTATTAAAGAGGGTAATAATATTAATAATTATATACACATTTTAGATGATATTTATCTTTCAATAACTTAATTATAAAATAAGAAAAGCCCCAATTTAGGGGCTTTCTTTTATTTATTAAGATTATTATTCTGATGTTGACCATGTTATGACTTCTCCAGCTTCATTTGCATAAGCAATAAATTCTAAATCTGGCAATGTAAAGTCATCAAGTTTTGTTCCAAAGGAAAGTTTGTTTGACATGCATTTTGGTAAAGTCATGATTAAAGACTTACCATCGTAAGGTAAATATAAATCCATACGGAAAGTTGGAGTGTATCCCATTGGAACGGCTTGAACTGTTTGTTTAACTGCGTTTGCAACTGTTGCTGTGTAGCTAAAGTTAATAAATACAATTAAACCTGCATCTGCTGTTGCAAAAGTATAAACACCTGTTGCGATATCTACACTATACTCGCCTGCAACTGGTGCACTTGCAACTCTTTTCAAAGGCATGCCTGTTGCTCTGAAAACAACACCCAAATTATTAAGGAAAGTGCCTGAAGATGGTACAACTGGGGTAACTGTTGTTGCAACAGCAGAGCCAACTGTATCATATTTCACAGATTGCAAACCGTTATTCAAAGCTTGACCAAAAAACAAATCTGCAAATACTGCACCTTTAATTGTTCCCATTTTAACTTTACCGTTAATGGAACCTTTACCTTGTGCAACATATTTTGGAAATTGTGAATCAGATCCATGTAACATCTTTGAGTCAAAAGAAATATCCACGGAAGCTTCTTGAATTGTTCCGATCATTCTTGGAGTTGGATTTGAAATCGGTGCTCCTGTGTTGTCTGTTAGTGGGGTTCCCCACATAATACCTGCTCCAAATATTGCTTGCATAATTTTTTCTCCTGTTTAATTATTTATTTATTTGTTATTATCTCAATTGGGATTATTGCTATTGCTGTTGTTCCCAATACTCCATTGTCTTTTTCTATACTACCAGAAATCTTGCAACTATGAACAAGTCCGTTCAATGTTTGTACACCATAATCCAAATTGTTAAAATTAAATAAATTTGTAACACTATCTAAAATCGGATTCATTATACTTTGTGCAACTGCGTTCAAATCATTTCCTGCGTTTACATAAATATAAATTTCTGCACTTAAAACAACTCTCGGATCTAATCCTCTTATTGTTGAAACTGACTCATTACCCTCTGTCAAAAACATCGCTGGCATATCTGCTGGTGCAATTTCTGTCCACATTTTTAATCTTCTGCTTTTATACTTAAAAGCTCTAATACTTCCTATAAGATTAAAAAGTTCAGTAAATATAAGTTCTCTTTCCATTTTATTGTTTTGCTCTATTTAATGCTGCTTGTATTTCTTGTTTTACTTTACTATTTATATCTTTTAATGCACTACGCATAAAACTTCTTTCCGGCAATTTCATATTTCTACTAAAACTTTTTACGTTTATAGTTTTAGGTTCAATACTTTTACCAAAAGCTTGCTTTATAGTTCTTAAATGTTCTTTAACTGTTACATTTCCATTAAATCCATACTCATGTGCTTTTGCATATTTTACATTAGTTTTAACACTACCTGATATTTCGTTATCGCTTTGTGTTATTTCGTTTTTTATGGAATTTCTTAAACGACCAGTTTGAACTTTTAATACCTGTCCCGTTAGTTTATCATTTTTTATGCTATTTGTCAATTCGAGAGTTAATTTTTGAATAGCTTTATATATCTCAACTCTTACCCTATTATTGTAATTAGTTAAGTTGTCAATATTTACTACTTCAATTTTTATTTCTGTGTTCATTCAAGTGTAACTCTTCTATATTTATTTAAAACAACTTTAACATAGTCTGGCATGTCTTTTACTATAAAGTTTGTTGTTTCTCCAGCAAGACCTTTTGAGCTTACATTTAATGTTTCTATTTGCTTGTATTTAATACCAACTAATTCAATACATGCTTGCTCTAAATCTTTGGGAACTGTTAAGTAACCTGCTGTATAATTTATGTAGCAATTTATTCTGCCTTTTGTAAAATTTTGATTATCTTTTAAATAAATTGTGTTCTCATCAAAATCTTTAAAATCTACAACTACGTTATCTATTGTTATCAATTCAACTGAAATAATTGGATAAAATTTGCACTCGTGATATCCCTGGTTGTTACCTGAAAATTTATCTACATGTTCTTTTTGCTCAAAATCTCTCAAACAATAATTTTCGATAACTTTTGAGCAAGCTTCTATCAATCTTTGAAAAAGCTGATCATCTGCATCTGAACTTATTCTTAAGTATTCTCTTACTTTTTCAACTGTTGTTAAAATCATTTTATTTCTTCTTTTTCAATGTTAAAGTTTCTTTAACTTCTTCTTTATTTTCTTGCTCAACATATATCTCAAAGCCATGACTTAAAAGTTGTTTTGCAATATTTTCTTCAAGCAAAAATTTACCATCTTTTGTGTTATATTCTTTGCCATCGAAAGATATAGATACTTCTTTTTCTTTTTTATGTTTAATTAAAATCTTTGACATATCTTATTTTTCCTTTTAATTATTATATAAAAAATATACTAAAAAATCAAATATAAAATATATTTTAAAAAAGACTTGACAAAAAATTAAAATAGTTTAAATTAAAGATATAACACAAGGAGATATTAAAATGACACAAGACTACATAACACAATACATAAACAAAAATGGTTCAACATATAGCACAATGATAGAACTTATTGAAAAAAGAAATACAATTGAAAGCCTTAATTTTTTAACTAAAGTTTTTAATAAAGATGATGTTCTTAAAGAGTTATTGAATAATGTTATTTATGTATGTGATGCAGATATTTATTCACAATATAACTTTATTAATTTTGTTAAGCAGAATGAATTTGATAAAAATTTATTAAATGAAATTTTTGAAGATTCATGCAGAAATAAACTTTATGAAATAGTTAAATTTATATCAAAAAATTACCTATAAAAAAATATAACACAAGGAGACAATAAAATGGAAAATAAAACAGTTGAATATTACGAACAAGAAATACAAGCAGTAAAAGTTTACAACAGAATAATTGAGAAAAAAGAAGCTGATGTGTTTGATGAATTTGATTACATGATTTTTTTAGATAGCACAAAATTAAAAAGAACATTTTATGCAGATTTATTCAAGCAAGCATGCATGGATGGAAAATATGAGATAGCTTGTTATGTTGCAAAAACATTTTTATAAGGAGATTAACATGTACGAATTTGTTTTTTTATTAAAAATACTTGTAGTTTTAGATGTTGTAGCTATATGCGCTATATTATATGCAAAAAAATATAAAGGAGATAAATATGGAATACTTTAAAATGGTTATGGTTGCAATTTGGGTTATATTAACAGTATGCACTTTAGTTTTTATTATTAAGTGCGAAAGAAAGGATAAAAAATGAAACAATTATTTATAGATTTTAAACAATTTGATAATTTACAATGTGATTTAAAAGGTTTTTCAATAGTTAAAGAAAGTAACAATACATATGTACAACATAAATTTTATTTAATTAACGATAAACATAATACTAAAGAAGAAATATTTAATATAGATTTTCATTCTTTATATAATTTGGGTTATAATAATCTTTATGAAATTTTAAATAAAAAAATAAATATAGAAAATACAGATATAAAAAGAAAGATTAAGATATGAATTTAAGACAAGTGAATACAACAGGTGCTTATATTGGAGGCTTTTATAGTTTTAATACAGTTGATGAAATAGAACAAGAAATTATAGAAGTAACTATTGATTGGTTAAAAAATGTTTTTAATACTTTAAATATAAATGAAATTGAAGATACAGATGGTTTTATTTTAATAGATAATGAAGATGAAGATGTTTATTTTAAAAATAAACATGGATATACGTATCATTCTTATAAAACTTTAATAAATAAAGAAACATACATTAAATACAATAAATTAGTTTTAGAAAAGATTTTAAATAATAAAAATGAAGATACAAAAAGAAAGGTTAAAATATGAATTTTAAAAACATTGAAAAGATAGAATATTTTAAAAATATAAATTTAAAAATTATAAATTGTCAAGAGATGCACAACGGGTTTTACTATGTTAAAAATATTACTTTTGAATTTGATATTGATGATGGTTATTGCGTATTTACTGATAAACAAATAAAATCAACTATTGTAACACAATTAAGCATACCAAGAAATAAAATTATTATAAAAGAAATAGAAAATCACATAAATTTTTATATAAATAATTTTATAGAAAGTATAAAGTTAAATATAGAGCAAGAGCTTGTTGATGAAGCATTTAACCAATAAGAAAAAGCCTCATAATTGAGGCTTTTTTCTTTATGTTTAGCTATTAAGCAGCTATGTTGTAGATAACTCCGAACGCTGGTGGGAAGTAGTTTTGTAAAACACCGTCGAAATAGATACCCATTTCATATTTTCTTGTCTTTAGAGGCCAGTCAATTTGCATATAGTCTCTTCTTAATTTTTTAACTAAGATTGAACCAACACCAGACAATGGATAAGGAATTGTGCTTGAGTAGAACATGATTGTTCCTTTAGCTGCATTTGGGTGAACCTTGATTTGCAAGCTTGTTCCTGTTGTTTTGTTCAAGTAAGAAGTAACAACTGTTCCTGCACTCATTCCATTGTTGCTATTGAAGTCAGCGTTATATCTGATCAATGGTGCTCCACCGTTTGCAATTATCAACTTTGTAATTTGCTTATTAACTTCAGCACTTACGAATAAGATGTCTGGGCTTAATCTGTAAAGATTGTAGAAAGACTCTAAAGCCTCATCAATCTCAACAATACCGCCTGCGCCATCGCTTGTAAGTGGGGTTCCCTCGCCAGCAACACCTGTTGGCAATGCTTTAACATATGAACCACTGTCTGCCTTGAAAATCTGTGTTAAAATACCATCATAAACTTTGCTATCAACAGAGTTGTCTGTTGTGAAAGCAGAAGTATTAACTGAACCTGCTGCATCTGCACCGATGAACACAGAGTTGATTGATGTTACTGCACCAAGAACTTCTGAACCTGCTGCACCCCAGAACCATGCATAACCGAAAGCACCTGGGACTGGGTTAACTGTAGCTGTTACGCTGTTTGTTGAACCAGTGCCAGTTGTTACTGTAGCAGCAGCAGATCTGATTGATGTACCCATGTTTACAGTCTCTTGTGAACCATCACCCACGTCTGTCAATGTTACTGACTTGACAAGTGTTGCGTTTGCAATATCAATTTTCTGACCTGTTGTACCGTTGTTGAAACCAGCAACTTGTTGATAACCTTTTTGTGACAATGCAACAACTCTTACTGAAAGTGCAACTGCGTTACCCAAAGAACCACCTGTTGTTGCTGTTGCAAGAACTGGAGTTGATGGAGTTCCTAAAGGCAATGATGCGTTACCAGCATAATCTGTAAACTCTTCTTGAATCATTACAGATTGTAGCAAGTCTCTTGCTGCTCTTGCTCTTACGTTATCAAAACCCTCTGCTGCGTATTGTGCTTCAAAAGTTACAGAGTTGTTTAAACCTAAGAAAGCAAATTTTGCAAGATAATCTTTTGTTGATTGAGAAATCTCATAACCTCTTTTGCCCTCACCAATACCAAAAGAAAGATTTGCTGTGTTAATACCAGTTACTGCTCTCCAATTAGCTTGTATACCCATTCCACCAACTTCTCTTGGAATCATGTTTCTCAAAGGAGTGTTAACTGGGAATAATGTTTTAGCAGGTGCTTCCAAGTCATACATTGTCAAGCCAGAAGTTGCACTTCCAGATTGTGAATATGACTTGCTTAATGATTCGTCAGCCTGTGTTTGTGCTATTTTCAATGCATCAATTGTTTCGTTTACTTTCATTTTTTTTCCTTTGTGTTAAATTGTTATTAGTATATTCTTTTTGGGTTCATTTGTGCTGCTTTTATAAGTGTTGCAACATCATCAACTTTACCATCTGATTTTAAAACTGCTTCAACTTTTCTATCTTCTGCGTTTACATAATCTTCTGATTTGTTGATTGAAAGAATGCTTGCTTTTGCGGGCTTAGGCATGTTTTCTAATTCTTTTACTCTTTTAGTTAACTCTTCTTTTTCTTTTTCAAGTTTATTAACTTTTTCTAAATTTTCGTTTAAAGATTTTTCTAAAGTTTCTGCTTTGTTTAAGTCTTCTGAATTTTTAGATTTATTTTTTTCTTCATCTTCTTCTGACTCTTCATCTTCGCAACCTAATTCTTTGCAAAGCAACATAATTTGTTTTAGTTTTTCTTTATCAGCTTTTGAATTTCTTGAGCCATATTTTTCAATATTAGCAGATTTTAATGTATTTGTCAAATCTTCTGCATTAACAACAAGCTCATCTGTTTCTTCTTTAACGCTGTTAATAAGTAAATCATTAAGTTGTTTAATTATATTAAGTAAATCTTCAGGAAGTTTTGAATTGTCTTTTTCCCATGATCTCTCATAGCATAAATCTTCGTGTAAATATTTCATTTCTGAAATTAAACTTGCAAGCCATGAAACTTGACCTAAACCTTTTTTAATTTCAACTGTTTCTGTTGTTATAACTTCTGTCTGTTCTTGTTTAACAACTTCTTGTTCTTGTGTGTTTTGTGTTTGTGTATTCATGTCCATATTATTACCTATTTCTGTGTTATTGTCAACTATTTGTGCTTTAAACATTGTAAAAACAGCATCTTGATTTGCTGGTCTATCTACCAAAGAAATTTCAATTAAATCAATCTCTTCAATAATGTTTTTGTTTTTAGTATTTCTTTTCTTTACTTTACCACCAATTGAAAAACCTTTATAAGCACCTAATTTAACTTTTTTAACTGCTTCAGAATCAATTACGTGTGCACCGAAAAATGTTTTACCATCAGGAGTTAAAGAAATCTCTATTGCTGTGCCAGCAGTTTTTGATTGATGCATTTCTCTTACTGCACCAAATTTCATGTAATTATCAAAAGCTTTTTCCATTGCTTCTGCTGTTATAATTTCATCATCGGAATCAGCATTTGGAGAAGAAGCATAACCATAGACTTTTATTGTACCATCTTCCTGATCTTCACTTTTTGTAATTAAACCAAAAATGTTTTTATCTAGTTTGTTCATTAAATACCTCTTTTTTTATTCTGTTTTATTTTGTATTAGATCTTTAATTAGATCTTATGTATTTGATATATTACCCAGAGAAAAGACACAGCAATCCTATAATTTCTGCGCTTTACCTTTTCAAAATCGTAACATTTAAAAAAATATTACCCGTCGAATTGGACACTTTCAGACTTTAAGAAATTTTACTTTCTCCCTCCCCACGCTCTGAAATTCGCTCACGTTTGTGCCAGGGGTCGTTCTTGCACTGCTTGTTGTAGTCGTTCTGCGTTTACCTACCTACCCTACAACACCACATATTTCAATCAAATATATAATCGCTATAATTTAAAGTTTTAATCAATTTTAAAATTATATATTATTTTTTTTATTTTTGCAAGTTATCTTCTATAAACTTCTTTTTTGCTTCGTTCAATTTTATACAATCTTCGTATATTTTCTTATTCTTTACTGTATCTTTAATTAAATCTGAAAAGTATGGGCCTGATGGCAAAACATATTGCTCACATGATTTCATTATTTCTTCTGGTGCATAAACTTTTAAATCAATGTTTGTGCTTTTTGTTGTAGCACAACCAGTTAAAAAAAATAAAGATAAAATTATTAAATATTTCATTTTATTGCTTCCAAAGATTCTTTAAATTGTTTATATTCTTCTTCGTTTAACTTGCAAACTTCAGAAGTTAAATTTTTATTATTTTCAATTAACTTTTCAATAGTTACTATTTTTTCTTTATATATTATTTCTGTTTTCTTTTTTGCTTCGTTAAGTTTTACAGCTTCTTCTATAGCCTTTTTTTGCTTCTCTTCCCTATCTTTTAGGGCTTTTTCCAGTGCTATACTATACTCTATAGCTGCTTTTGCTTTTTCTTGCTCAATTCCCCTTGAAAAGCCTTTATTGTAAATATAAAAAAAAGATAATATTGTCAATATTAAAACAATAAACAATAAACCATATTTTGATTTTAAGAAATTAAATATTATCATCAACATTTTTTTTCTTTCTTGTTAAAGTTTCAGTTGTAATAGTTCTTAGATACACATTAACAGCAGTAACAAAAATTACTATATAAATATAATATTCTGGGTTACTTTCTTTAATAAATTCAAAATTCATTTCAACTGCTGTTGCAACAGCAACTAATATATTAAAAATTATTGTTTTTGATTTTTTCCAATTTTTCATAATATTACCACTTTTTTATTTGCAAAACATTTATTTAATAAAAGTGTAGAAAAACCCACTTTTTTTGTGTTATAAACTAAATCTATTAAATCATTTATTGCTTGTAATTCTTCTTTATTTTTTATTTTTTTTGATAATTCTTTTTTAACAACTTCTCTATCTATATTTGACAAAAAACTTCTTTCAACATATACTGCTATTTGAAAACCCTCGACACATTTAAGTTGATGATTTTGTTGTTGTATAAAGTTTTGTATTTGCTCATTATTTGCACTTACATTAAAACTAAAAAACATTAAAGCTATAAATATATATTTTTTCATATTATTTCACCATTTTATTATAAATTTTTTCTACATCTTTATAGCCGAAATCGCTACCAGCTACTTTTTTTCTCACTTGCAATAAACTTGTTGCATTAAGTAAATTATTTGCAACAAAAAATATTATTGCACTTTTTACAGCATATTCTGGTTGTTCTAACCACTGAGGATTATTTACAAAATCAATATTTGACATTTCACTCAATTGTTTATAATTATTTTTACCAGTAGTTTGCATTAAACCACGGCCTATGTATTTAAAACCATCGCCTGGATTAAAATTACCTAAAGATTGAACTCTTATATTTGAATTATAAACCAAGTTTGCAAGTTTTTCAGGGTTTTTTTCGTATTCAATAGGGTTATACTTACTTTTAAATAAGGACGGCCAAACTTGGGGTAAACGTGCGGCAGTATAGTATAAATTCTCTTTTGTGTATTTTAAATATAAACTTTCGTGAAGAATATTTGCTAAAAAAAACTGTATATCTTTATCTTTAAAATTATATTCGATAAAATACTTATTAAGTAAATCTAAATACTTATTTATGTATAATCTGCTAACTCCAGCCTTTATTAAATATTCTTCTGTTTTCATTTTTTTACCTTTTGGTGCCCCATGATAGAATCGAACTACCATCATCTGATTACAAAACAGATGTTTTGCCATTAAACTAATAGGGCTTAATTTTATAATATAATATTTTTTAATATTAGTCAAAAACTGCTAAAATAGTGCAACGGCAGTTTGGGTGGCAAGGTGGGGCTATGTTACCGCTCACAAATAGGTCATCAATACCTATCTCTCCTTGTGCCTCGTTTGCCATGCAATCCTCGCTAACTCTATCATCTTTGGCAGTCAACCATTTCTTTTTCTTAACTTGGCCAACTTTAAAAGCTTCCAAAGTTACGTTATTGTCTGCAAGATTTGTTTCAGTTCTTGCAATCATCTTTGCTCTTTTTTTACTAAATAAAAAGTTTTGTTCAATTTCAGCAGCTAATTCATCGTTGCTTAAACCCTCTTCTATTGCTTTTTTAATTAAATCAACTGTGTCTTTTCTTGTTGTTTCGCTTATAGCATAAAGTGGATTTTTATTATTGACAATATTACCGTTTTTATCTATTTTTTTCCCAATAAGCTCTGCACTTCTTCTTTTTGCATATTCTTGTGCTAATTGTTTTGTTGCGTTAACATTTTTTTGATTTATCATTTCAAATGCATGATTACCGCTTAAAAGAGAAATATCATATAAAGAAGAATACATATCGTCAATAAATTCTTCTGTTACTTTATCGTTAATATCTAAATCTAGACTATTTAAGAAATTATCAAAAACTTCATTTTTAAATAAATCAGAAGAATTTATTTTATCTATCAAATATTTCTTTTGTTTTTTAAAATAATTAAAAACTTTATTCTCAACTTCTTCTTCAATTTGCTTTACTGCATCACTATCTTTTATGCTGTTACTTTTTTTTTTAAAAACTTTATTTGTATTTAAAGTTGCTTCATTTGGCTCTGTTTCTTCTTCAGGTTTATCATCTAAACCCTCAATTGGTTTTAATCCTAACTCTTGACGTACTTCATTTTTTGTTTTAACACCACAATCAATATATATTTTATCAATTTCGGCTTTAACTTTTGGGTCAGTTTCTTTTTCTGTGTTCCAGCAAAATTCGATATCTGTATAGCCAAAATACTTTACAACTAATAAATCAATAAAGTTTTTAAGCCATTCAAGCAAAGGCATTAAACCCTCATCTTCAGCCATCTGGGCAGATGTTTGCGCTGTTGCACGGTTTATTTCTTTGATAAAAGGTTGTGGGCTAATACTAAAAGCAAAGCAAATTATACGAACTAACCACTCATCAAACTCATTTTTAAGGTCAACTGGTTTAGTATCATACGGTTCTATTCCTGCTGGAATAAATTTTGCATTATTTTTATTAACACCGCTATTTATTTCATCCCAATATCTTTGAAATTTGGCAATTTGTTCACCTGTCCACTCTGGTGGGGTTCTTAAAAGCAAATTAGGTACGTTACCCTCTGCATAGTAAGTTAATTGATTTGTTGTGCGTTGTAGTTGCATAGTTATAATGTTAATAACTTGTTCTACAGGGCTGTAACCGTAAATTTTATGCGCTCTAACATTACGAGGCTTATAAACTAACTCGTTAAAAGTATAATTAACGGCAGGAGTACCCTTTAAATACTGCTGGTAAGCTGGAGATACACCATCTTTTGGAGTTCTACCTGTTTCATCAATTAACCTTTTAACTGTGCTGCCGTCTATCACTTCAAACGCGAAAGGTTTATTTGCATTTGTTAAAACAGGATAAACTGTTGGTGCGTCAATAACGAATAAATCTTCTAAAATCATGCGCATCCACTCATCAAAGTTATGTTCTCCGTCTGGCATTCTGAAGAATTTCATTAACTCATCAATTCTTGGATCTTGCTTATTGTCTTTATCATTAACTATTTTAAATGACCACTTGAAACGTGAAACCTGATCTTTTCTTGTCTCAATTACTATTCTAATTATCTCGCAACTATCAGCTAAAACTCTTAATTTTTGAAAATTTACACCCTCATTTGCTTTTGGTTGTGTAAAAGAGTTAATAGTCATCGGATAATCAAACGCACGGCCTTGAGCACCTTGATCTGCTTCTTGAGCAAGTGGTTTAAGTGGTTGTGCAGGACCGAAGAAAGTTTTTGGAGTTATACCTGTTATTGTATAACTTACAGAGTCCTTTAATCTTTTAAAAAATGATTGTTCTTCTTTTTTTGACATGTTTTTACCTTTAATTTTTTAATTATATATGTTTTTTGCAAATAAATCAAATTAGAAATTATTAACGCCTTTTAATTTTTCTTGGATTTTTTTATCTTCTATTGCTTTTAATTGCTGCTCTGCAAAATCCAATAATCCGAAACCTTTGTTTTCTGATAATTCTGTCAATGCCCAAACTAAAGCATCAAGTCTGTCTGGAGATTTCTTTTCTAAACCTGTAAAGTTGCACATTTGGGATTCTAAAAGAGAATGTGTACCTATGTGTCTAACTTTTCCTTGTTCATAAAGTGCTGCAATTGGCTCTGCTCTTAATATTTTACCCCTAGTTGCATGCACTGATTTATAGCTAATATTTGCATCAATATTTCTAATAGTTGACTCAACCATATCTCCACCGTTGTTGACTTCTGCTATTATTTTATCTGCGCTGTATTTATAATATGCTTTAATAGCTTGTGTTGCCCATTCGTGTGGTTTACCCAGTATTGTCAAGTCTTCTATAACATAAAAATAACCATCTTCTCCTTTTGCGCAAACAACTATACCAGTGAAGTCTGAATTTTCAGAAGAAGTAACAGCAGGGTCAACCCCAATAACAATTCTTTGAAAAGAAAAATTCTTTAATGTTATTCTATCTTCTTCAAAAGCACTAATTCTATGCTGCTCTATAAGTTTTGAAGTCCACAAAGCGTTCGGGTTATCATCAAGCAATTCAGCATTTAATTCTTGTCTACCTAATCTTGTGCCCTCGTATTTACTAACAATTTTATTAAAGAAAGATGGTGCTAAATTATCTTTATTATCATAAGTTGTACCGCTCATTATAATAGTTTGAGGGTCTTTTATAATATTTTTAATTAGTTCGGTTGGTCTGGGAGTAGTAGTTATTAAAGCTTGAGGTTTTAATCCGATACGCAAGCCAAACATAGCCTGATCCCATGAGTCTTGATACCTCCAAGCAGCAAGCTCATCAGCCCATAGTTTCATGTGCTGTTTACCTCTCAAACGGTCAGGTTCTTCAGCAGAAAAAATAAGAGATATAGCCCCGTTAGGCCAGTGCAATTGTTTATTCTTATACTCTGGTCGTTCATATTTATTACAAACTGAAAGTATACCAGACTCTCCTTTTATTTGAATATCAACTGCATCATCAAAAGTTGCACCCATTATGTTGCAATATTTAAAAGTTTTAACTTGTTGCTTTATCCACTCACTACCTATGCGTGTTTTACCGAATCCACGACCCGCATTAACCAAGCATGTAACCCAATCGCCATCGGGAACAATTTGATTTGGGCGAGCATTCCAGTCCCAATCATAGAGCAACATCTCTGCTTGCTCATCTGTTAAATCTTTTATACGTTTAATTCTTTCTTCAGGACTTAACGTATTAAATAATTGTTTTTTACTTAACTGCATAACTTTAAAATCAATAGTTCTGTTTTAAGAATTTCATTTATTCTTAAATTTATTTGCAAATTTAACTCATCAAAATATTTTCTTTGTCTTAAAATTGTAGCACATTCTTCTTTAACATGGTGAGGCTTTATATTATCTCCGTAAAGTGATTTTTTCCACTTCAATAAATCGTTGTTAATTATAAGTTTATTTTTAATTTTAAGAAGTTTTTCACAATCTTTATTTAGTTTGTGTTTTTCTTCGTTTATTCTATCTCTTAAATATAACTCAATATGTTCCATTTTTATAAACTCCAATACCTTTTAATACAAAACTTGACTTTTCAATTCTTTTTTCTAAACTGTTTTGCCCGCAAGTTTCACATTGTGTTAATTTATTATCTGTTATTTTTTGTTTATATGCAACATCTTGCTCGTGCTGTTCGCAATCTTTGTTTGTGCAGTAGTATGTGTAAATCATTTATAACCTCCAATACCAATACTTGAAACATAAGTTTTAATATGTTCTTGTTTAATTTGTTCAAAGTTTTTAAGTGTTCTATATTCAACTGTATTACCCATCTCTAAAGCGTTTTTAATACCACATTCCATGCCTTTGCTTATTCCCAAGTCTGTGTATACGATAGTATGATTTATTACTTTTCTAAACTCAAATCCTGCTTGTATTCCAAAATTGCGCTCTTCTTCTATGTTATCATCTAAAATCTGTGTATATAATAGATGAGACAAATATGGAGCCTCGCCTCTGTATAAACAATCTCTCATGCATTCACGAGCATAAAATATGTTTAAAATCTGTAAATCTTCATCTTTATTGAAAAATGGACTTTCTACTATAACTAATTTCATATCAAACTCCCTCAATCTTTAATCTGGAACAATCTTTTATATCTATTTCTGTTTGCTTTATTGCTTTTTCTATTTTATTTAAAAACAAAAATAATAACTCTTTTTTAACTTTCAAAAGATTAAATTGTTTCCAACTTAACACTGATTTTATTGCATCGTTATTCATGAATGAGCAAACTTCTAAACTATCAAAATGTTTATTTATAACAGTTAAATCTCTTAAATCATCTCTTATGCAAGCAAAGTCTGTTGCATCATCTAATAATTTATTTAAAGTTATTAACTGACACTTTAAAAATTTTGATTTTACGTTAAAATAATAATCATCACTTCTCATATTGTCTCCTTAGTTATACTTAATTGTATATTTATCAGTATAACCTACTTTGACAAAAAATTCAAGTGTTTTAAATAAATTAAACTATTTTTATAAAAAAGCTTGAAAAATAATTAAAATGCTTTAATATCTAGAATATAACATAATTAACAAGGAGAAAAACTATGAACACATTAACATATGAAGAAAGAAAACAATCTATTATTTTTAAAAATAATATTAGAAAAGAAGAAATATATAAAGAAATTGAAAAATTAAACGATATATTAAGAAATAATGGATATATAAATAGAATTAAAGAAAATAAACAAGATAAAGAAGTAAAAGAAAAAATTAGAGACTTAGCAAGAGAACTTGATTTTTTTAGAAATTTTGAAAATAATATTCATTTATTTCATTTAGAAAATTTTGAATAATATTTTAGTATTAAATTAAAAACAACCCGTAAAAAGGTTGTTTTTTTTCTTACTCATCTTTTTTAATTACTATTCCCTGCAACAATCTTGCCTTTGCATCTGATATCTCAACTGGGCCGTCATCTTTACCTGTCAACTCAATCTTTTCAGTTTCTTTCCATCTCATCTGTGTCTTTGCCCAGAAAATAAGAGCAGCAGTATCTCCACCTTTTGCTTTATTGTAAAGTGATTGTGCTATCTGAAAGTTTGCTTTACCTTTGCCTGTTACCAATTCATTTTCAAAATGTAGTTTTAATGTATCGTCGCAGCAGCCTATTAGAGCCGCAATCTGTTCAAAGGGCATACCCATGCCTGCCATAGTTTCAACCTGTTTTTTAAGCTCTGGAGTAGCTTTAAATGATGGTCTGCCTGCTTTCTTTTTTTCTTTCATTTTATAGCTCCTAAAATTTTAATTAGTTTTAAATTTTTCTTTAAACATTTCGTTATAAGTTTTACCTGTTTCAATATGAATGGCTTCTTTACCTGTAAAGTTTTGCCATCTTTTTATTATAACATCAACATATTTTGTCTCTAATTCCATTAAGTAAGATTTTCTGTTTGATTTTTCACATGCTATTAAAGTTGAACCAGATCCACCAAATAAATCAACAATTAAATCTTTTTCTTTACTTGCATGTCTTAATGCTCTCTCTACAATTTCCAAAGGTTTCTTTGTTGCATGATCTTCATCTTTTCCCATTTTTCTTTGTATATGCCAAACATCAGAATATTCCCTATCTCCTTGATGTGTATCTAAAACTGGTTTTCCTTTTTTACATACATTTATAAGCTCATAAGTATATTTATAATCGCTACCCAAACCGTGCACAACTTTATCCCAAACTATTATGTTTGATAATTTAAAATTCTTTTTGATGTGAGGAATAAGTTCGTAGTTTCTTCTCCAATCCAAACATATATAAGCAACTGTATCATCTTTCATTATCATATTATACATACTACAAAAATCACTCATGAATTTTTCCCACTCTTCGTCTGTATAACTATCATTAAACATATGATTCAACCTGGTTGAATCATGGCTATTCTTTTCAGTCATACCTGTATTGTAAGGAGGATCAGTAAATACCATATCAGCCTTTTCCCCGTTCATCAACTTATCAACAGCATCAATACTGGTACTATCTCCACACATTAAACGATGATTTCCTAACTTCCATATATCTCCTAATACGCTCACAACCTTTGTTTCTTCTGCTGGCACTTCATCTTCGTCTGTTAAATATTCAACCTCAACCTCTTCTTCAAATACTAACTCATCTAACTCAAAACCTGTTAAAGTTATATCAAAATTCATATCAGTTAATTCTT